GATTTAGAAAGAATTATGCAGGTATTGGATATACATGGGATTCAGTAAGAGATGCTTTTATTCCACCTATGCCGCCGACTACTATTCCAGATCCAGATAACGAAGGTCAGACAAAAGAAGTTACTTGGACTCTTAACGAAGACACATGTAATTGGGATATAACAGCTTAACAAAATAATTTAAGTAGGGGATATGTGAACCGAATTGGCAGATAAAGATTTCAAAGTAAAGTCAGGATTAGATCTTGGCACCCCCCTTCCTTTAACAGAAGGCGGAACAGGACAAACTTCTGCATCTAATGCTTTAAATGCGTTATTACCACTTCAAACAGATAATACCAACAAAGTATTACAAACCAACGGAACATCTACATCTTGGGTCATATTGCCAAACGGATATTCAAAAGGTGACACAGCAAGTAGACCAGGATCACCTGCATTGGGCGACATTTACTCAAATACTCAAACTGGATACATTGAAGTTTACACATCAGCAGGATGGTCGCAACTTGGTGTAATTCCAACTTCTGCAACATCTGCAACTGCAACAGACGTTGGTGCATCACGAGCATATAATAATGGCGCAGCATCAGTTGCATTTACTGCAGGTTCTGGTGGAGGATTAGCATCAAGTTTTACAGCAACATCAACAACTGGTGGCTATTCAGGTTCTGGATCTTCTTCACCAATTGTAGTTACTGGAATTCCTTCCAATACAGCATTAACTTTTACAGTAACAGCAACTAATGGATATGGAAATGCTTTAGCGTCCGCAGCATCTAACTCTGCAACTATAACAACCGTTCCCCAAGCACCAACTGTTGGTTCTGTATCTAGCGTAGCTGACGCAGCATATGGATCAACAGTATCAGCATCAGTACCAATAAGTAACAATGCAACAGGCGGACAAGCAATAACTTCATATACAGTCACATCTTCACCAGGATCTTTTACTGGAACAGGTACTAGTCCAGTTACGGTTTCAGGTCTTACATCTGGAACAGAATATACTTTTACATCTACAGCAACAAATTCTAATGGAGCTTCATTATCAAGTTCTGCATCATCTTCATTTACACCCAGCACTGTTCCACAATCTCCAACAATTGGAACAGCTACTGCAGGAAATGCATCTGCTTCTGTTACATTTACAGCAGGAGCAACTGGAGGTTCTGCTATTACTGGATATACGGTAACTTCTAGCCCAGGATCACTTACTGGAAGTGGATCATCCAGCCCTATTACAGTCTCAGGATTAACAAATGGAACTGCTTATACATTTACAGTTACAGCAACAAACGCAAACGGAACATCTACAGCAAGCAGTGCTTCTAGTTCTGCAACTCCACAACTTCCTATGCCAACTTCAGCTGATTATTTAGTTGTTGCTGGCGGAGGCGGAGGCGGTGGTGGCGCTGATAGTGGTGCTGGTGGCGCAGGTGGAGGCGGTGGTGGATTTAGAACAGCCACCTCATTTGCAATAAGTGGTAGTTTTACAGTTACAGTAGGTGCTGGTGGCGCTGGTCAGGGCTATCAAGGAAGTAGCGGTTCTAACTCTGTTTTCTCAACCATAACCTCTACTGGTGGTGGTGGAGGTGCTGGTACTTATAATGGTGGTGCCAACGGTGGTAGTGGTGGTGGTGGCAATAACTGGGGTGGTCCTGGTTCTGGTATTGTTGGACAAGGAAATAATGGCGGTTCTCAAGGAAGTGCTAATTACACAGGCGGCGGAGGCGGCGGTGCAGGTGCTGTAGGAGGAAATGGTGTTGGTGCTGTTGGTGGAGCAGGCGGTAATGGAAGCGCAAACTCTTATTCTGGTTCATCTGTAACTTATGCTGGTGGTGGCGGTGGTGGATATAACTACTTTAATGCAGGCGCTGGCCAGGGTGCAAATGGTACTGGGGGCGGTGGTGGAGCAAATGGCGGAGGCGGTGGTGCAGGTTCGGGTAACAACGGCACTGGCGCATCTGGTGGTTCAGGAATAGTAATTTTACGTTATTCAAATGCTTTTAGAGACTTAACAACAATTGGCGCTGGACTTACTTATACAAGAACAACCCCGACTGGATATAAAGTATACACATTCACAGAAGGAACAGGAACGGTGACAATCTAATGGCACATTATGCATTTTTAGATCAAAATAATATAGTAACTGAGGTTATTACTGGTAAAGATGAAAACGAATTACTTGAAGGATTAACTCCTGAAGAATGGTACGAAAATTATAGAGGACAAAGATGTATTCGTACTTCCTATAATGGAAATATTCGCAAAAATTATGCTGGAATTGGTTTTTTCTATGATGAGGACAAAGATGCCTTTATTCCAAGAAAACCTTTCAATTCTTGGATTTTAAATGAAGAGACCTGCCAATGGGAACCGCCAGTTGCTCGTCCAATAATCGATGAATCAGATCCTAAATTTTACAGATGGAATGAAGAAACAACATCCTGGAATGAAGTAGAATAAGCATTTACAATAATTGCTTTAAATAGTAGAATAGGTACTATGAATCTAGTACAAAAATCAATATCTAATGGGGGAAAATTAGTTCCTCTTATTATTCCCGCCGAAGAAACGGGCGGGACAGGATTAATGAACCCCTCTATCTTTATAGATGATGATGGAGATATCCTATGTATATTAAGACACATAAACTATACTTTATATCACTCCGAAAATGATCAAAGATTTCCTAGTGTATGGGGACCATTAGCATATTTACATCCAGAAGAAGATCAAAGATTAGTAACTGCTAACTACCTTTGCCGACTTGATAAAGATTTAAATATAATTAACTGGACATTGATCGATACTACTAAATTAGATGTTGCTCCAATATGGACATTTGTTGGATTAGAAGATGCAAGGCTTGTTAAATGGGATGGCAAATATTATGCAACAGGAGTTCGCAGAGATACAACAACTAACGGAGTTGGTCGTATGGAATTATCAGAATTAAAGATTGATAAAAAATCCTGGACTGCTAAAGAAATATCACGAATTAGAATTCCAGCCCCCATAGATGAAAATTCATACTGTGAAAAGAATTGGATGCCTATCCTTGATAAGCCATTTCATTATATTAAATGGACTTCTCCAACTGAGCTTGTAAAGACTTGTCCTAAACTGCCTGCTCGTTGTGAGCAAATAAGTCTTAAACAGGGCGTAGAGCCTGATACAGAACAGCGTGGCGGATCTCAGCTAATTAAATGGGGCAATCACTATATTGCTATCTCTCATGAAGTTGTTTTGTTTAAAAACTATATGGAGCAAAAGAATGGAACCTACCGACATCGCCTATGCGTATGGGATGAAGATTTTGTTTTAGTAGGAGTATCTCCTGAAAATTGGGCTTTCCTAGATGGACAGATTGAATTTTGTGCAGGTGCTGCAAAGAATGAAGGAGACCTATTAGTTAGCTTTGGATTCCAAGATAATGCAGCTTTTGTTTTACAGGTTCCTGGCGAAGTTATTAATACAATGATTGAAGAGGCATTAAATGTTTAAGTCAATAAATGATTTAGTTGTTGATCTTTCTAAAGACCCGTTTAATCCTATTCTAAGTTTTAAGATTGCAATGGAATACGAAAAGGCTGGACAAACAGCATCTGCCGTTTCTTTTTATCTTCGTACAGCAGAATACGGATATAATTCTCATCCAGAGTATGTATACACATCTCTTTTAAAATCTGCACAATGTTTTGAAAATCAAAAAAATCGTGAGAGCACGGTCCACAACTTATTCTTAAAAGCTGTTGCATATATTCCAACAAGACCAGAGGCATGGTTTCTTTTAGCAAGATTTTGCGAAAGAGCACAGCGTTGGCAAGAAGCGTATACCTTTTCCGAAACAGGATTAATGTACACAAAAAATAAAGTAACCCCCTTGCCTGCTTGGGTAGATTATCCAGGAGAGTACTCTTTAATATTTGAAAAAGCTGTTACTGGTTGGTGGGTAGGCAGAAAAGATGAATCTTATGACTTGTTCCAAGAAATTATTAAACAGGATATAGCACATGGATACAGAACAGCAATTCTTGCCAACCTTAAATTATTTCAAAAAAGAGAATACATTGATCCATTAGAGCCAGTAGTAACTAATTTCCGTAAACACTTTGATAGCGATGCCCCTGTAATTATAGAAGTTGGTACAAGAGATGGCGATGATGCTTACTATTTATATAAAAAATTAAATAGCTCTCGGGTAGTTGCTGTAGATGCTAACGTAAATGCTATTAGCCAAACACGATCTAACTACCCATGGATGGATATTGTTTATACAGCCATTACAGAAAAAGATGGTGAAATTGATTTCCATATTGTTAATGGTGGTGACAAAGAGTCTTCTGGAACATCTTCAATATTTAATAAGGATAAATCCATAAGCCCACCCCCAGAGTATTATGCAGATAAGATACAGAAGATAACAGTTCCTTCTGCTCGCATGGACACTCTTCTATCAAATTTAGGTATTGATGATAAGATAGATGTTGTTAAGATTGATACAGAGGGATATAGCTGGCAGGTCCTACAGGGATTTGGCGATAGACTAAAAGATGTTCGTTTATTTCATTTAGAGACTGAAAAAACCTCTATGCATGATGATCATATAACTACTGATAAAATTACAGAATTTATGAGTGATAACGGATTTGCCCTTATAGATGTCTCATATGAATGGGGCTGGAATATTGAAGACCAGATTTGGGTAAATAAGGCTTTAGTTATTAGGCACCCAGAGTGTTTTAGTTCTAAATGATTGTTATAATATTTAAGGTGGTATAATTTTAAAATGGGCTCAACATCAAAGGGTTTTAGTT